AAAGAATATAGTACAGCTGTAGGGTATATCTCTGATAAATTAAAAAACACACGCAATTACAGTGATCTAAAAGTTGACGACATAAAAACTATATGTACATTTGGCGATATATGGCACTATGATTTGACTCAATCAGATATACTGTATGGCGATTGGCTAACAAACAAATAAAATCTAATGACAGAAAAACAATATGAAGAAGCGATGTTTGCACTAGGTTGCAAAGACGTTACAAGTAAAGTACAAAAGAAAAACGGTACTACAGCATTTAGGATGCCTGATGGAGTAAACATGATTACTGAACATAAAACAGGTTATATCAGAAGAACTATGCTAAGTAATACAGGTAGAGTATCACACTGCTATCAACTAAACCCAACATATAAAGCTGATTTTCAGAGTATAGGTTACAATGGTAAGCTATATAAAGGTTATCACCAGAAAAGAACTTTAATATGGTCTAGAGAAGAAAGACTTAAAAGACTATTTTTATACACAATTAAAGCAATAAATAATGAAGGATAAAAACTATAAATATACATTTGAAGATCAGTTTCCTGAAGAAAGAATGATAAAGTTATATAAAGATTGGATGGATATTAATATATCTACTAATGTAAATGACTTTGACAATGTTGACTGTATGATCTATAATGAGTCAAGTGCAGATGGTTACGACTTATACGTATGTACTAATGACAGCAGATCACCAAATATTTGTGAGGATGTTTACTATTACGATCACGGACTAGCAGATGCATTTGAAGAACAAATAAGATACGGTGATAAGACATTTTATATTTGTGAATACATTTATGATGATTGCTACTTTAACGACAAACTAGTCGAATTATTTGCAGAAAATGTAGAAGATATTGTTAAAGACGCCGAGCTTGGCTTATCAGAACTTGATATTACATTAAAAGAAATTAATTTATTAAAAGAAGAATATGGACTCATCGACGAAGAAGCCGACAGCACCGAAGTGGTTTAAAGGTATGATATACACGAAAGGTGCAGAAGTTAAAAATCCTTTCTCAGGCGAAAGCTATGAGCTAACTGGCTTAGAACTAAGCATTTACGACTTTATTATGGGTTGTAATATGGTGTTTGAAAACGCACCTTCAACAATGACAACTAAACGTGTTAATGAATTTCAAAAAGCATTAAACTGGTTTAGGGTAAATAACCCTGAAGCTTACTACGTGTTGTTAGATTAGTAGTAGTTTAGTTTCCACGAATAAGCGCGTGAGATGTGTATGTAGTAAATAGGCCTAATCAAGGTAACTGCAATCTTACTCACTTGGCAAGCTCGTACCTAAGATACCTCAACCAAGGCTGTATAGCCGTATGGAGCAGGTGACGGTACGGGCTTTTCGTGGTATGAAACAATTCTTAAAATTTACAATAATATGGATAAGTCAAAACCTAGCAACTCCTTTTTGGATTGTAGGTCATATACACTTGTCTATAAATGTATATAAAGATATTTATGAAATATTAAGTTCTGTTGGACTAAATGTAATAGTTGCAATAGGTTTTTATATGGATTACAAACTAAATACGAATACTAATAGATAATATTATTATGGACAAAAAAACAATGAATGAATTAGCTGATCTTATTATAGCTAAGCTAGAAATAAAACAACAGCAATGGGACGAAGAGTTTCATAATTCTATTGCTGACATGTATGGCAAAGAAGGTCATAAAGAAGCTTTTATTATGTCAGAAGAAGAAATGTTAATTGGCGAACTAGCTAGATTACAAACTATTCTTATGATATATGAAAACAACGAAGAATACGAAAAAGCTGCTATAGTACTTAGCAAGCTTAACGCAGTTAAAACAAAACTAAGAAAAGGAGATTATAATGACGATTAAACCTATGCTAGCGCATAAATATAATCCTGACAAAGCTGATTACCCTGCATATATACAGCCAAAACTAGACGGCGTAAGATGTGTATTTACAAAAGATGGTGCATACAGCAGGACAGGTAAAGAGTTTAAAAATGTAGATCACATCAAAGAATCATTAAAAAATGTATTCTTAGAAAACCCTAGTATAATATTAGACGGCGAACTATACAACCATGGACTAAAAGATGACTTTGAAAAGATTATTTCATTAGTTAGAAAAACTAAACCAACTAAAGAACATAGACAACAAGCAGCAGAGCTTATACAATATCACGTATATGATATAGCTAACTTTGCTCATGCTACGTATACTAACAGATTATCCATGCTTACAAGTATGGTTAAATACAACCATGTTGTAATACCTGTAGAAACTAAAGTTGTACTAGACTACGACGAAGCTTTAAGCTACCATAAATACTGTTTAAAACAAGGTTACGAAGGTAGTATATACAGATCTACCGATGGTAAATACAAAAATACTAGGTCTTGGGACTTAATGAAGTTCAAAGACTTTGAAGATTCAGAAGCCACAA